CTAGGCATAATCCATTCGATTACATCTGCTACATCTCTAGTGACAATTTGAGAACGACCTTCTTGCTCATTACCATACTTCTTACCGTAGTAACGGTCTAGTGCATCTGAGCGTTGTGCGGTAAGTTTACCATCTTTATACCCTAGGGCGGAACTAATTTCCTGCTCTAAGTGAGCAGATAGCTCCCTCTTTGTCATTTTAGCCATAAATTATTTACCTTTATTAATAGGGTACTTTGTTTCTTTAGGTGGCGGTGTTGCTAAACTAACTACCTTCATTATTTCTTTAAGGTCTTTTATATCCTGTGCCATCTCTAGTATCTTATTTTCAAACCATTTGGGATTCATATCTTCTCCTATACAATCCAACTTAAATCAGTCTTAGGGAGTTCCTTTCCCCAGACACTATCATTGCCAGTAAATACTACATCTGTTACAGCTAAGTACCTAAAAGCATCGCTGGCATGTGAAGTCCAGTCGTGGACTGGTCTCTGACTCCAGATTTTCTTCTTGTCATCATAGCTGCTTCTATATTGAAGCAACGCTTCTAATCCCTTCTTAGTGTTTTCTGCATCGAACCAACACTTATTAAGGTAGGTTCTAGTGGTATCAATACCATCCATTACCTTTAATTTTGGTGCTACTTGAAAGTCAATGCCTAGGTCAAATGCTAGGTCTCGTCTTGACTTACCAGTAGAAAATTCTCTAACTACTATATCATGTGGTGCTATGTGTGCACCATAATGATAACCTTTTCTATTTAGTACATCTATATAATGAGGTAAACCTTCGTTTGAGTTCTCATAATAGTCTATAACATGTACTGCTTTACCTACAAACTGACAGAACCAAATTGAGGTTGCGTCAGATACCCCTAAATCCCAGGCTGTTACTACCTGTTTAGCAGGGTCGTAAGGTACTTTGCCAACACGGTCTTCATCATAAGCCGCTTCAATCTCCTTAGCGTAATACGCACCCCTAAGAGCAGCCGACCAAGAGCATTCATACTCCTGTTCAAACTCAGTCTCAGCCATGTCTTGCTTTGCAAGCTCCAATTCTTCATCATCTAATATCCCTGTTTCACTCGCCTTATATAAGAATCTAGCCCATCCCTTCTTCTCTGGTGCTGAGTGGTATAAATCGTAAAAATCATTCTTTCCCTTTGGTGTACCAATAAATATGGCATACCCCTTTCTATCTGAAAGTGCGGGCCTTACTACCTCAGAGAACATCTTTGGGTTCATCTGAGCAAATTCATCAAGCACGACTCCGTCTAAATAAATTCCCCTGAGAGTGTCATAATTGTCTGCCCCATATAGTTGTATTCTAGCTCCAAGGAAGTCAGCTCTTAGCTCGGCCTCATTGAACTTAATATCAGGAAATACAGCACATAGCCGCTTTAATTCATCCCAAGCAACTGTCTTAGCTTGCTTAAATAGTGGTGCTATATAAGCATACCTAGGTGCTCTCTTACCATCTCCTATATCTTGTACAGCAGACTTAATTAACTCGTTGACCGCAAATACAGTCTTCCCAAACCTGCGGTGGCATACTACAACATTGAATCTATCTAAGTGAGTATGTAAATGTCTTTGTAATTCCCTAGGTGTATAGGGAATTATTATAGGTTTTCTCTCCTCTTCCACAGTCTAGTGTACCTTATCGTCTTTATCCCTTAGAATCTGGTTAGCATCTGCAATATCTGTTTCGTTTGCGGCCCACTGAATATCAAATTGTCTATCTTCTACCACAACATGATGTTTAGGACTCCATCCGGCCTGCGTCTTTAACCAGAAGGTAGTCATACTAGGAGATTCACCAGAAACTGCCATTTCATAAGCAACTCCGGCAACCCTTGCGGTACGCTTCTCTTTACCAACTAGTAAATTATGTGAAAAATATTTAGTTAGAGTAGCATTAGAAATACCCATAATTTTAGCAATAGTATGTTGGTCCAAACCTATACATACCATCTCTTCTACTTTAGAATAGTCATCACTCGTTGGTTTATAAGTCTGTCCTCGTTTGATTCTTGACTTTTTACCACCAGCTTTCTTAGATTCTGCTGAGAGACCACCTGTAGGTCTACCTAACTTACGCTCAATCTTAATTACAGCATCTGCTGGTACTATACCTTTGGCAGAAGCTACTGCATACCGTAACTCTTCTTCTAATTCTTCTTCTATTGCTCTGATTTCTTTCTCAGAGTCTATATTAATTTTACCTTTATGTGCCATATATATATTATACCATAAAATAAATTAGATTGTTCCACTATTCCTAGAATATATACAAAGTATTTACAATTTTAGTTTATATATACTATTAGTTATTCATTACATGTTTACTTTGTAGGTCATTCTAGGTTATAGAGCATTTACATGTGTACTAACTGGAAACTCCTAAGTAGTATTATACCATAGAAACAGTAGTAGATATATTATTATGCCCGAATTTCTTAGAAATAACTGTGTAACTATGAAAGAGTTTGAAAAAATAATAATTTTACATGTGGGTTCATTCGGCTCTGGGGGAAAAAAATAAAAACAGGTGGGGGCCCTCGCACTTTCTCGGCTTTTCATGGATGGTGCGGGCCTTAACATACATGGTTCATTCTGGCCCTTAATCATGGATGGTGCATGGATGGTAACTTTGAATTATTCAGGCTCACATATTGCATGGATTGTTAGGTAATTACATTGTAATAACATTGACACTCATAGTTTTATTATGGGCCCATTGAAAATAAACATGGATATTTAGTTGACATTCATAGAAATATCATTAAGATTAGCATTACTGGAATTGACCAGCATATAAATAAAGAGTACAAAATGAAAACAACAATAACGATAGACTATGCAAATGAGGTAGTTGATAACTTAATTTCTGGACATGGCCCAGATATAGAAAGTTCAGACGCTTATGCTTATGATTTAGATATAGCATTACCAGTAATTAAAGACTGGCTACTTGAAAAAATGAATGATAACTACTTACGCTGGCTTGGTGGTATGATTAATGATGAAGAATACCAAGATACAATGCTTAAGTATTCAGACCTGGCTGGTATGATAGCAGACAATGTTCCAGGCTGGAACTATTACGGTGAAAGGTTTTTAGTTCGTAACACTGGACAGTTTAAGCCACAATATAACCCTAACTAGGCCCTAAACCAGCCCAGCCCTACCAACCCCCTTAACTGGGGGTTTTTAGGTGAAAGCAGTACAATTTTAATAACTATATGAGGTAATAAAATGAAAGAGATATTAACTGATGGTGAGGTACTTGATTTAATTTATAACTGGGTTGAAAATTTAACAGAGTATGAGATATTAACTAATCCAATTTTAAATAAATTATTATTAATACTAAAAGATAACGAAGAGGTTTAATATGTATAAAAAAGATAATAAAATAATCGCAGATTTTTTACTGGCCAGCCCAGAAAATATACCCAGAGGGTTTACATTTGTAATACTATCAATACAACAACCCACATCTGGCCTAGCAGATAAAATGTTAGAGGTTGACCAGCAAGGCCCAGAATGCAGACATTTAAACTATGGTTTAAAGCGTGCTGGCTTTGAGTATGTACAAGCCAATAAACAGGCCATTTTTGAACGATTAACTGAATATGTAGCCTTAGGCCTTAATGATGTAGATAATATTGCTAATGCTCTACTCTATGTCTACCAGACACCAAATTTAGGAATGGTTAAAGCAGCATTTCTATTACAACTTTTAGGCTTTAATGTAGCCTGTCTTGATAGCCATAATTTGAAACGCTTAGGCTGGAAACAATCCCAAGTATCAATTACTAAGGGCCTTAAGTATGAAACGAAAATCAAGAAAATTAAGGCTTATATTTCAACAACTCAAGAAAAAGGGACAGCGTTTTGGTGGGATAGTTGGTGTCATTATGTCGCTGGGAATATTGCCAATAAGAAATTGACTACTGGCCAGCAAGTGAGCCAATACCATATACAAGCCATTTTACCTAAGGCCTAGCCCTACCCTACATGCTAAAAGTCCCTACAATCGAAGATTTGGGCCCTTGTTTACAAGGTTTGACCTGTTTTAGCAATTATTTTTGATTTATTTTCATTTTAGGCCTTGACAGATTATTATTAATCGTGCTAAAATACTTACCAGAAATTAAGAAAAATAACAATAATAATAAAGGATGGTGAAAAATGAAAGAAAAAACAAATACTTACATGAATTGGAATAATAAAGAAATTGAACTTAACAAGGATGGATTCATTAAAAAATGGACTGACCATGTACAGGACCTACATGGATTAAAGAGTTGGCGTGATATTGACGGAACTGAAAAAATGTATAATGCTATTATGGACCAGGTAAGAGAGTTGGCTGGACATACTTTTGATTTAAAGGCTGATGATGTACATATTTATTATGGCATGGATGGTGTTGAAAGCCATAGAATTGGAAAAGAATATATAATTAAAAATGGTGAGTTAGTCCAGCACCAATATGGAAAGGAGGTAATAAAGTGATTATTAAAAATAATAAAAGAGTAAGGTCTGTAAAGCAATACAGAAAGGATGTACAGAAAGAAGTGTATGATATGTATAGACCAATTATTGATTTGGTTTACAAATTATATTGTGTACCCTCACAAGCAGATGATACTATGAAAGAAATTAAGGTATTATTAAAAGAAATTGGTCATGTAGATACAATAAATTTAAAGGAGGAAAAATAATGTTTAGAGAAATATTTAATTTAGAGGTTTATGGTAGCAGTAATTGCTGCCATGAGCCAATTTATACACCAGATACAGATGGGATAGGGCTCTGCTCATACTGTGGTGAGTGGGCCGAATTTGAAATAATGGAGGATGATGATGAATAGTTTAAATAACAAGCCAGCAGATGTAGTACATGCTCTGGCAGAAACTAAAAAGTTAGCAGAAAAGTTAAAGCCAATTAATAAAAGACTTGGTATAAATAATAGACATATTAGTAAGCACACTAGGGATAGAAATTCC